GCAGGAGTAGATACTGGATTTGCATAAATAATATCTTATTCAGAGGGAACCTCAGCTACCACTTCTTGAACAACCCCGGCTACCCCGGGAACGATTTCAATTTCCTCCTCGAGACATCCTTTGTTAATAATCCTAAATCTCCGATTGAGTGCTTCCCGCGTTTCCGGATCTTCCCAGATGTCTTCGATGCGGTACTGGCTAGTGACGATGAAGTGCTTTGGTCTGATGATGACAGACCCTCCCTTATTCTCTGCAATGAAGGGGAAACAGTCGGCCCACTGCTTGAACCGATCGCCGAGTCGCACGTCGTATTTACCAACGTCGTCGCAACAGACGACTGGCTCCCGTTGATACCCGTCCCACCACATGGAACGGGGCTTAGGGTAATGGTCTGGGAACTGCCTCTGGACGGACAGGGACTTCCCGGTACCAGCCCTGCCATAGATCCAGATCCCGCATGGCGCTCCGAGGGCGTTAACTCGTGGCATGTAATCCCGTTCGATCCTCCGGAGATTACCGTAGTATCGAATGAATATGTCGGCGGGAACAGTTTCCAGGTCTCCCAGTTGCGCAGCATCTCTAGTAACCTGCCAGCGGTTGCGTTCAGAACTGCCTCGTCCGGCGTCGTCCATCGGAATATCGCCGCGTGAGTACACAACGGCATTGGGGGTTTCGTCTTCTTCTCGCGTCTTGGAGCAATAATCACGGTTTTGGACCGCTGATCCACGGGCGCACGCCACATGACATCCAGCGAAGAGTCCCCGAACCGGACCCACGGTCTTTGCTTCGCGAAAATAGACATATCCTTGAATATGTCGTGTGCCTGTTGACGGAGCAACTTCTTCTCCACCAATGATATACCGGCAATCGATTCCGTCCAGTACAGAGGTATAGTCATCAGGAGGATTGTTCCAGGTGAAGATCCAGGCTCTTGATCGGATGTATGCATTTTCTGCCATACACCTCCCATCCCGCACTTTCTTTTATGTAAAAAGGTCCGCCTAAGCAATCACAAACACACACAGCCTGTGTAACTTTACACAATTACACAGGAGGTTAAGGGTAATAATAGACCTTAACCTAACTGTGCCTCAGCGTCGCCCTTCGGGCTGTGGTTCCCCTCAAGGAAGGGTGCTGCGCCCCCTTGCTCTCCCATGCTCCCCCTCACTCCGTTGCGGGGTCCGCTGTATTGGGAGATACAGACACTTACAGATATGCTTAAGTCACATTCGTTTTTCCCCTATGGCGATACCATCGAAACGAAAACACAGCACACTAGAGAGGGCGGGCCCAATCTCCACAATGTTCAGAGCAGCAAGAATGGTGCCCTGGAACGAATTACGAAAAGGGGCCAACACCGCAAAGAAGCGCTTCCGAGAGGTCAAAAAACAATTCGAACCTCGGAAGAAACAGAAGAAAGACAACAAAAAACCTGTGAAACAGTCTTTCATCAATGCACATATATCGGTATCACGATCAGCAAAGATCAATAAAGTGACACCTAGCGCTAAATTATACAAAAAATTATCATTACTATCGACATACGGAGATGAAACACTGTCCGGCGCTCAATCGCAACCAGGCAGCCAATTTGCAAACGCTGTGTACCATACACACACATCTACAGATTTACAAAATATTCATCTCACAATCACCAACAACGTCGTTCTCGATGCTACGAGACAAGTGAAACAACTGCATGTAAAAGATTGCACCGTCACCACAACTTTCACAAACCAAGGCACAACAAACACCGTCATGTACATCTGGGATGTTATCTCCAGAACAGATGACGGAACATTACGTGACCCAGTCACAGACTGGAGTAACGGATATGCAGAACAGCTATGGAATTCCGTCGCATACGCAACTCCAACAAATATCGTCGGAAACATGCCGACAGATGTTACCAACTTCAAAACTCTATGGACCGTAATCGGAAAGCACAAGCTAATCCTCGCTCCCGGTCAAAACCATATACACAAATTCTACTTCGCACTGAATAAAATTCTCACCGAAGAAAGATGGACCACCATAGCACAAATTCGAGGACAAACAACTGCTTGTTTTGTTTTCGGACATGGAACCCCAGTCGACGACAGCCCAGTCCGAGCAACAATCGGCAACGTACAAACCGCTGCCTGCAAAATTATCTGGCACACGCAACAGCGATACCGGGCAAGCGTCGTTACCAGAGACCACCCCGGAAGAATCAATCAAATTGTGTCCAGCATGCCAGCACCAAGCGCTGCATTATATCAAATTGATGATGATGACGGAGATGTAGAACAAATCAGAGCCGCAGGAGTAGATACTGGATTTGCATAAATAATATCTTATTCAGAGGGAACCTCAGCTACCACTTCTTGAACAACCCCGGCTACCCCGGGAACGATTTCAATTTCCTCCTCGAGACATCCTT